AGTAGGCTCATTAAACTTGAAATAAGTCAGCAGGTTAGAATTGTCTGCGTAGATCTCTCTTCTCGCGTAACTCTTGAGTTCTGCATCTGATCTTTCTGTCTTGAAAAACCTAAACTCATCAATGGAGCCCGAGTAAGTCTCACGTGGCAAAAAGTCATAGTCAAGTATAGAGTGTCGAGTGCCAGAACCTATTAACAGAGACTCGCCGCTATAGGCAAGAGAGTTAAAATCTTGCGTATCTGAAGAGAAAAACGAGGCTGATTGGTTTAGGAAAATGACGGCTTTCTTTGCCCCATTGCTCTCGACAAGCTCAGCAGCAATGTGTAACCACTCACCTTTATTCACCGTTCCTGACGCTACAAGGTATGACTCTGATGCTGATGAGACAAGAAACAGGACTTTGCATTCTGTCGTGCTAGATGACTGTGACAAGGCTAATGTCATGCCTGCTGTTGTTGAATTTCTCTGCGCAACAACTTGATTATCGTTAACTTGTGTGGGTAGATTAAGATAGGTCTCGATTGTGAATGGGCTTGTTTTTGTGTCAAGAACCTGTATTCCGTAGTTGACTTTGTCAAGTGTTGGGAAATTGTATGCTCTTGAATCATTTACCGTTATGTAATTTCCTTCTGTTGTGCCCGCTTGAAATGCGCCTGACATGTTCAGGTAGCCTACATTCTTTGGAAAATTATCAAAAACGTATTTCTCAAATCCTGTTAGATTATTGATAAATTCTTGGACGCTTGCTTTGGAACCATCGAATGGGTACTTATTGATCATTAAGTCGAATGCTAGATCAACTTTTCCGCGTGCTGAATTGAAGAATGTATGATTTTCAAACCTAGTATAGTCGATCGGTAGCTCTTGTGTAGACTTGAGTCCTGTTCCATCTGTGTCATATATGAATGAATTATCTGAGATTGGCAACTGTGAATTTAACTTGGAATTTTCAACGTTTTTAAACACGCTTCTTGTGCGTGTCTTATTGAGCAAGCTTTGTGATGTAAAGCTAGGCTTGTTCTTGTTTACTGATCTCATGTGTTATTCAACTCTAAATTTTGCTGCTACATCGTTTATGATGATTTCAAGGCCTTTATTTATGATTTTAAAGTCAAATGTGTAGGTTCTGCCCTTTGGCAATGTTGACATATAAAAATCAAAATAGTGCGTTGTAGCATCATTTGACGTGAGTGTTCCTGGATCGCTAAAGGGAACTATTTCCTCATCGCTCTCGAAGTCTCTTATTCTATAATAACACTTATCAACAACAATTCCTGTATTTTCTATTGGAATTTTAGTGTATACCACACTTTGATTGAAGTCCTGTATGAACATTCTAAATCTAATGAGTTCGTCATTCTTATAGAACGGTCTCATGTTTGTGATATTGACAAAATAACGTTCAGGTGTCTGGATAAATGATGTTCTTTCAGACCGTGCAATATTAAGCGATCCTGAATAATATGCTATAGTTCCATCAAACGAACTCCAAATCTCATTAAATGTCACCGAACCTGATGCTGCAATGTGCTGTGAAATAAGTGGATTGAATTCATTGATAGCAAATGATGCTGAATATATTCCTGTCTGGAAGTTTGGTCCAAACTTGATCTGTGAACCTGTCGCGTATTGAGTGAATGATCCTGTTTGAAGTTTCACAAGCAGGCAGTTATGACCTTCAATAAGAGTTGACGATGATCCTGACGTGAGATTTGACGGGTTTCCTCTCACGTAGTTGTTTAAAAAGATAGAGCCTGTCGTATTGAAATAGAATAGTTCGTGATCGTCTCTGATTGTATCATTGAATGTTACAATCAGCTTGGGTCGTTTTGATGTGTTTGTTGTGTTTCTAGAAGCAAATCGCTTAACGAATCGTGTCTTTGTATCTGTCTCTTGAGATCCTGAGTAAGAAACTCTAAAACCGCAATCAGGTATGAGACCTGCGATTGTTCCCGATATGATCTTTGTAACATCAACATAAAGATCCTCATCTCCCGTGCTAAATGATTGAGTGACAAATAGGTTGACGATTCCATTGCCGTCATTGAGATTGCCCGAGGATATGATATCGATATTATTACTGCCTAGTAATCCCATGGAATTTGCGCCAGACGCAAACCAAAGATTTGTGTTTGAGCTAACGGATGCTGTGATGAAGTTACACACATCGACATCTTCAAACCTCACCACGTCTCTTCCAACGCCTTCATCAAAAGATTGTGAAAGAGGATAGACGATTAAGGAGAAGTTTGAAGGCGTAGACTGACCTGCATAGACATCTGATAGTTTTAGGTGGCATCTAAATGTCGAAGATGTGATATCGAGAGTGCTTTGAGACATCTCTCTGATGGGTGTGAGATCAAAGTAGATCAAAGCTCTCGATAGTTCTATAGGATAATCTTCACCTGCAATCGTATTTTCATCATACAGCTTGAAAAGATCGACAGTGCCTGCCTGGCCTACGTTGGCATCGGTGACACGAATCTGTCCAACAATCTTATTTGTGATGTAGGTATCTTTTGCAGGCTGAATTATTCTATACATCTTTGTGCTCTCTAGACGGCATTGCCGACGATGTCATAGTCGGGAAACTTAAGTTCAAAAATTCCGCCGGGAGGCGGTGTTATGAGGCCTCTTGACGTGTATTGAGTGAGATTGTATGTGACAAGTGAGTAATCTCTCTCGTCAATTTTTCCTGTCATGTTGTCAAATGTGTATTTTTCTAATGAGATCACACCAACTTGATTGAGGATCAAATTGATGATATCGCTAATCACGATTTGTTGATCAATCTGGTAATTCTTGATGGATAGATAATCTCTTATCTTTTGGTTTATAAAACCTAGAGTTGTCGTCTTATCAACACCAGAGTCAAGTACGACATTATAAGTGAACTTGTAATTAATTATCGAGGCATCGAGGATGTCATAGGCATCTGATGTCAATCTAAACTCATTTAGGTATTTTGCCAAGTTAACCTTGAGAGAATCAGGTGACATTGTCAAGTATCCATTGACATCTCTGCTCACTATAAAGATCAAAGACGAGAGAGGATTTGTTGGATTTGACCTAGATCCAACTCTAAACACTCTTCCAAAATTTGGTGGCATAGAATAGACTCTTGCAACAAGGTCCTGTCTTGTGACTATTCTACTCTGTGAGTTCTTATAATTGAGCGCGATAAATCTGAAGTCATCTATTGTGGGCATATCTTCGCCGCCCGTAGCAGGCTGAGTGTTGTTTGTCTCAACAGACGCTCTTATCTGTGCAATTTTGGTTGGAGGAACTGATGATTTAAACTCAGTGACAAGCGCCGTGACCAATCTAATCGTCCTCGGTGCGACGTTGTGAGATAGACCGCCGCCTGCTCGATATGTGATCGTGAGTGTAGTATTGACTGGGCTTACACCTAAGCTGTTTGATGACAACAGCGAATTTGGATCAATGGCAACTCTATTAAACGTTTTTCTATTACCGTAAAGCGGAAGAGAAATTTCGCTAGGGTCAGGTATGATGTCATCATCTACAGAATCTGCTCTTCCCGACCCAAATATGAGCGTGGTAATGGCAGACGTCATTGTTGTCTGTGTTATGAACCTGTATGGTGCAGGTTTCACGAATAAGTTGTCTAAGACTGTGTCTGAATCTGGGTTTGTGTTTTGAGCTTTCTTGAACACGACATCATTTGCTAATGATGTAACTTCATAGTACTCATTAAGATCGGTGTCTATCACGCTTAGAATCTCTGATACATTAGGACGTGAGAGCGTGATCCTTCTAAATGGTACAAAACTATTCGTTATATCGAAATTTTCTCTCACTGACTCGCCTGATGTGCAGGCACCCGTAAGACGCAGAGAGTAAAAGAGGGGTTTTCCCGTAGCGTCTGACGACAGAACGCTTACGTTGGCAATTAGTAAGCCTGCTGCATCTTTCTTTGAGTAATCTAGGTCTTCTACAAGCTCAAATATAGTTCCATTGTTTGCCTGTACTTTTGTGCCACTTTTAATGATAGGCAGGTACGTGTCTCTTGGCCGATAGGAACCTTCGTAGATCTCAGACTCAACCTTTATGTAAAAATCAACATCACAAAGTGCAGGTGCTGCTCCAGTTATCTTGACACCCGCGAGTCTAATCTGTCGTTCGACGTTTGCAGGTTCAATTGCTGTCTCAAGATTCAGTTCATTAAACTGGTGATCCAGATAGAACGACATGACATCACCGACATACGCCGTTAGATCATTGAACATTCCTCCGACTGAAGCGTCACTAAAATCCTGGATCTTGTCAGAGTAGTATGCTGTTGAGTATCTAAGTAGTTCTGAACGGAATGAGTCAAAATCTCTATTGAGATATGACCTCTCTTTCTTTTGAACTAGATTCTTTTTTATGTTGTTTGATGCCATGTTAGCTCACATTTACTAGATTTATTTCCAATCTGCGATCTTGAATGCCTAGTGTAGGTATTGAGTAAATTACCGTGATCACTGTCCTGGAAAAACCGTCATTCTGCGCTTGAAGTTCGGCAGACAACACGTTATTGATGGTTATTCCTCTCATGTACTTATCTGTTGTCTGCCTAATGAGGCGGGCTGCAGATTCGTCCCAATCATCACGACTCAACCGCTCAGTCAATAGTGACTGTAGATTTGCACCAAAGTCAGGCTTTCCAACACGCTCTCCATAATTTGTCAAGAGCATGTTCTTAAAATCATCGATAATGCCATCGACTGGGCTTGCTGTCATTTTAAATGTGTCACCAATCTTATCAGGCAACCTAAGCGGTGTCACAATTCCAAAAGGCTTTGGGTCATTGACTACATAAGTTTCTACGCGGGTAGTTATGGGCGTGGTGCCGCCCTTAAAGGTCCGTGTCGGTCGAGGTGCTGTTGTACTGTTCGCCATCTAAGATAAATATCCTGTCATGCGAGACACACGTGTTACTTTGTCTTACCGACCCTGCTCTTGAAGGTGTAAAGAAGCGCTGAAAGTGTTTCAAATCTTCCAATTGTAGTAGGATCCACTATGAATGTGCCAGGTGCGCCTGTATTTGGTATAATAACTTGAGTTGTCAAAATATCAATTAAATTGATGAGAAGCTCTTCAAGCTTATTGCCAAGAACAATCGGCTCTGTAGCATCTCTACCAATTGCGACTTGTGTTCCTTCTCCATTGGCTTTCTCTATTCCAGAACCTATGATTATCTTGGGTCCATTTATCATTATCGTTCCATTTGGCTGGATCATGATAACTGCTTGGTCTTCTTGTTTGTTGGAACTTCCTTCTTTTATTATCTTGATACTGCCATTTGATCTCGACGTCAAACGAATCTCATTTGTCCTGACGAGAACGTATGGTGAATTTCCTGCGGGCGATGTGTCTTTACCGTCTGTCTTTGGGAGCGTGTTTTTTCCTATACCGAGGTCTGCGTCAATGTTACCTGACATTGTCACGTGAACTCTGCTCACATCATTCAGAAGATCAAGGTTGCCTTCATTAACATTAAGATCAGCAGCCTTATCTACTTCTTCAAAGTTTCGACTATTTGTTGTAACAGATGAAGGACGAGTCAGACGACTTTGACCTCTACCTGCGACAATGTCGATGAGTCCTGACAATTGCCTTTTATTCTCACCTACAGTGCTTGAGTTGCCCAAGACAATGAGCGCATTATTGGATCCCTGTATTGAGAAATCTGGAGACAGAGAACCATATCTTGGGACAGGTTCACCTTGAAAATTCTTCTGATATGTGTCTGAAGTATTGACGATATTCGAATATGAGAAACCTGGTGCTGCGACATCAGGAAAAATCGCGCTTGTCCTGTCTTTTTGAACCAATCCCTGCTTGATAAAGTTCGTGCTAAGGATCGTCCTGTCATTATGCGTAAAGTTAGGATCTTCAGCTATGTAATCGCTAACTTTTCTGGTCACCCAGTAATATATTGCTCCAAACTTCAGCGCAAAAAACTGCTCACCAGGCTTGACAGGTGAGCTCATGTGTGAAAAGAACGGGTAAAAGACTTGCACATCTACGTCATTCAGATTATCAATGACTCTTCCTAAGATTGAACCATGCGGCATTGTGAGCAATGCATTCTCGACTATGACAGGAGTGTCAGTCAATTGGTACTTTTCTTTGAGTGCTGTGACCTGGTCAGGTGTCCTAAGAGGTGCTGAGAACACCTCGATGGCAACGGCCGTAAAGAATTGGTTCATGTTGTCAGACATATCCTAGTCCTCGGAGCTGCTGATGGAGTCGAATATTGAGTCAGGATTAATGTCTGTTTCTTCTTCTCTTGCGACTAACTCGGCAAGCTTGAGTATCTGGTCATTGGCTCTTGACATTCTCTCCAGATACTTTGCAATGACAGGACCAAGGATGTTGTGATTTGCAGCGTTACCCTTGACCTGCATGAGAGTGTCAGTAAACAAGATCGAAGCATTTTCTCGGTCATCTACAGCATTGTGGTAGATTTCTGTCCAAAGAACACGCTTCCTATCGTCGAGGTTCTTGATCGATGATAGGATGTCACCAAACTTTTCAATCTTTGACTCCTTGGACTTAATCTTGTCTAAAGCGTCTGTGTATTTTTCAGTTGCATTCTTTGCCATTTGACTTCCTAGAATAGTTGATTTTTACTGACTTCTCTATAGTGCTTCCTTATCGCTGACATTGATGAAGAGAGCTGCTTAGGCGTCAGGTTTGTCATGTCTCTGACATATACAAATACCGCTCGCTTATTAAGACTCTCAAGTGAGTCAATGTTCTCAAAAAGTTTAATAATTGAGTCCATGCAAATCTTATCATTATCACATGACAATTTATTCTTGACGATATCAAGCATCTTTCCTATATTGTCAACAGTCTCGTTGTGCAATGTTTCGGTGTTCGCCAGCGGATCATGCTTGTAAATGTCAAATGGAACCATCTCAATCTCTGACATGATTCCTCTGTCTTCCATGCTGATGTGCCTATTGATCTGCTTCTGTCTTTGTCGACTCTTGACAATGATCCAGTTCTTGGCCACGACGTTAAAATAACTGAACGCTTTTGTCCCGCGGCTCGCATCAAATTTCTTTAATGTTTCATAAAGAAAAGTGACACAGTCATTCTTAAAATCTTCTGACATAATCGTTGCAGTTGTCC